TGCGTTGATGTATCAGTGCAGCCTTGTGCGGCATATCTTTAATTGGGGACTTGCTAGGCGTATTGAGGTTTACGAGGCCACCAAAAAAGGGCTTACCTACAACCAACAATCTGCTGAGATGACCGCGTATAAACAGGCTAACCGCTGGCTTTATGACGCCCCTTCTAACAGCTTGCAGCATGCTCTTAAAGATGTCGAACGTGCGTTCAAAAACTTCTTTGAGAAACGCGCTAGATTCCCTAGATTCAAAAGTAAACACAGAACTCAACCAGCCATCAGACACCCCAACGGCTGCGTCCTTGAGCGTAAACGTATCAAGCTGCCTAAACTTGGTTGGGTGCGTTGCCATAACAGCCATGACCACGGCAAGGTTAAAAGCGTCACCGTCAAACAAACGCCTACGGGTGAGTGGTTTGCTGCGTGCGTGACTGAATTTGTTGCACAGCCTGTTAAGCAACCTAGCAATGCTGTCGGTATTGACTTGGGATTGAAAGACTTTGCCGTAATTACTGACGGCGTCAACTACGAACACATCGCACCTCCTAAGTGGTTTCGGGAATATGAACAGAAATTAGCCAAAGCACAACGTGCGCTATCTCGCAAGAAAAAAGGTAGCAACAACCGAGCGAAAGCCAAGCTCAAAGTTGCCAAGCTCCACAAGCGGATAGCCAGCTTGCGCAAAAACTGGTTGCACCAAGTCACCAACAAGTTAGTAAACGAATACGACCTAATCTGCCTTGAAGATTTGAGTATCAAGGGTATGGCTAAAACCAAGCTAGCCAAGTCAGTGTTAGATGCCGCGTTAAGTGAGTTTGTAAGGCAGCTTGAATACAAGTCAGCATGGCGTGGCAAAGTTACAAACAAAGTAGACAGATTTTTTCCTAGCTCCAAACTCCATGCCGCTTGCGGCACTATCAATAAAGACTTAACGCTTTCTGACAGAATATGGACGTGCGCTTGCGGCGAAACCATAAACCGTGATGAGAATGCCGCCCTAAATATCTTGTTAGAAGGCGCAACTGGGCATGATATTCCCAGTCTAAAATTGCTGAGGAAGGGTAAGGCTAGCACTACGTTAGCTCCATCCGTTGACGCAAGAATCCCCCTGCTTTAGCTGTGGAGAGTGTCAATGAAAGACCCGAACAAAACTACCCACCGTGGCGTGAGCAATCTTTCCCAGGACACGATGCCCGAGCATCCCAGTGACCGTGACGAGTTGGTGCAAGAACTCGTTGAGCTAACCGCCAAGTATGAACGCCTCAAGGAATACGCTCGCAGTAAGCAGGTGACAATGCTCGAGCGCGAAAACGCCATCGTTGACCTCAAGATAGAAGTCCGCAAATACCAAGAGGAAGTGCGGCAGATTTACAACGAGTTGCAGCGGACAAGAGCAAGGGCGGCAGCGCGGGGTGACTATATTCGCACGCTGCGTACCCGTTTGCGTCGCGCTAAGGCGTTGTATGAAGAACTGACAAGCAACTACACCGAGTTGGCGCAAGCCTATGTTGAGCAGGTTGATGATGAGCGGCTTCGGCGTAAGGTCAAGCGGTGGCTCGAAAAGCAATAAGCGTACGTCATTTATACGTCATTAGTGACGTTAAGTCATTGGATAGTCAAGCGGGGTAATTGATAATAAATATCCGAAAAGCAGCGTCTGCAAGACACTTATCGACATTTACGAGCGGTTATGGGGTAGTTTGTTGATAGAACTCCTAAGCCTCGTGTCACAGGTTCGATTCCTGTCAGGCGCACCACGTCTAAGACGGTATTTCTCGAGCTTCTGAGGATGCCGTCTTTGTGTTTGTACGTCATTTTATACGTCACTTTCATCAGCAAGCACTGTGACTGTGGCAGGTTCATCGTTGTCACGTAGCATCTTGACGTAGACTTCCATCGACACATCACTGCGGGCATGACCTAGACGTTGCTGGATGATTTTGACGGGGAACTTGCCCTGTTTATGAATGGCGTTTGCTAGATGGCTACTGTAGAGCCGTCTAAAATCGTGCGGTGTGATTTTGGGTAAGCCTAGTTTTCGAATCAACTTGTATAGGCTACGGTATACGTTGCGCTCTGTGATTGGTGTGCCGTTGATGCTTGGAAATACAAGATTATTTTTTTGCCATCCTTTGCGGGTGGCATATTCTTTTTCTATTATTTGACGATGGTCTAACAGCGCGTTATAAAGTTCTTTTGAGATAGGTATTTCTCGAGTACCGTGTTCAGTTTTTGGCGTTTCGTAGAAGCTGATGTCATAGCTAACATACTGTTCAACGACATCAACAAAACAGCCATGCTCATTTGTGTAGACGTTACGCCACGACAAACCGATAAGCTCACTTCTACGCAAGCCTGCGCCAATGGCTAGCAGATAAAACGGATAGTACAAACTTTTGCGCTGGTCGTATAGCCGCTTGGATTCATTCAAGAACGCTTTGAGTTGGTCATCTGTCCATAGGTTGTTGGCGCGTTGTGGGCTGTTTGGTGAGCGGCGTTTTTTGGGCAGCGGTGCGATGTAGTCAACAGGGTTTTGTAATTGATAGTCATCACGATAATAGCGCATAGCCCACTTGAAAAGATTATTAAGAATGATGCGACATTGTTCGGCTGTTCGGTACTTACCTTCATCGGTAAGTCCAAACAGGATGCTTTCTATATGTTGGAATGTGATTGTATGCAAAGGCATATCACTAAGCGCGGGTAACAAATGCGTATTGAGTTTTTTGGAATACGTGTAAATCGTGCCGTACTTACGACCTGAGCGCTTTTTATCGGAAAGCCACCTCACGGCGGCATCCCGAAACGTCATGGTGTCAGCGGTGACGATAGAATCAGCTAAGGTTTGCGCTTTAGCATGCAAATTGTCAATACAAGCAGTCTTGGTTGTCCCATAAGCAGTAAGGCGTTTAGATGAGCCATCAGCAAACTTCACTATTTTTTGAATTTGATACTTAGTGCTTTTAGACTTACTTGATGACCACAGCTTAGGGGTAAGTGCGCCCGTGATGGTATAGCGAGGCATTATTCCTCCATCAAGCGGTCAAGAATGTCTTCGAGCTCTGGCACAAGCCCATAAGCCAGCACGCCGATGTATTCCACATCAGGCTCAGCAACAACTTTGGGTTCGCCACCTTCTTGCTGGATAGAAAAAAACGGATTTGTCTTTTGATACTCGACGACGGCGTAGACATCTTTGTTTGCCATCTTGAGCTTTATTAGTACTGTTTGCCCATCAGTAGGAACCCGTTGGGTGTAAAAAATGAGCCTCGAGCCATGCGGATACTTATCTCGGATCGTCTTCTCGAGATACATATCGTTACGCACTTTAACAATGACGGTGCGTTGTGGTGTTAATGCAAGTAGATTGAGCAGTTCAGAAGATACCGAGCGAACAGTCATTTCATGAGAGTATCGTGTGTCAAAGAACGCTATGTCTGCCTGGTTAGCAGATTTTTTTTCTGAATCCTCGGACAATGAAACGACCGCAGGCGTTTTTTTGAGTGCAAAAGCAGGTATCTCCAAGCCGGTTAGCTCGCGCCACGCTTCAACCGACAACCCAAAAATATCTCGCAAGGCCTCGCGGGTGGTTATCTTCACCCGCTCCAGAGGTATCTTGCCATTTTTTATTTTGGAAAAATACCCTTCGCTAATGCCAGCATTGCGCTTGCTCAGTTCCTCGAGCACTTCGCGATTGCCGAGGCCGTATCGCTCCATTAAGTCAGAAATGATGGTCACATTGCCCCTCCGCTAATGGTTTTCAAGAGACGGAGGGGCTTTATCTCGAGCGGATCGTCCAAAGAATTTGTCATTTTCGATTTTCACTATACGGCATTTTAGCCGCTATGCGCTGTTTTTGCATCAGAAGGCGCAAAGATTTACTGACAACTTTCCCAATCTTGACTCAAAAAATTGATAAGAGTATGATTGGAAAATGTCTGAGCAAATCCAAGAAAGAATCAAGCAAGAAATCATTGCCAAGATGCGTGCCAAGGGCATGAATCCACGCAAGCTTGCCAAGCTTTTGGGTGTTCAACCGCCTACGCTGTATCGCTGGTTCAAAGGGGAGTCAACACCCCACACCGCTACGGCGCTACTGGCTTGCTACGTCTTGGGCATTGACGTGGAGTGGCACCGACAGAGCCTACCAGATGAGCTTGCTAACCACATTCCACCCCCTAGTAATCAAGGCACGGTCAAAAACGGAGTTGTCTGGCTAGGCAATTAAAAAAGGCGACGGTAGGAACGTCGCCAAAACCTTTAAGAATAGAAAGGAATTACTGTGAGTTTACCACAAATTACTAATTATGACGACCCTTCGTGAAGCCATCGCCCTTGCTGGCGACCTTGACACGATTGGTCGTTTTGTTTTGGGTAGCTTTCTCATCGTCCAAGCCGCATTTACGTTCTTAACCCTACGCACTGTCAAGCCCAAGAAAGGAACAACGTTGAACCTCAAAGTTGACTTACCCGAAATCGACGCCATTCAAGACCGCTTGGATGTGCTCGAGACACTGCTAGCCAGTGAACAAAAGAACCCTAACCACGTATTGACTGCTAAGGAAGTATGGGATGAATACTTTCCCAATTTTAAGTTTGGCGCAGTCAAACGTCATCTGAAGTATGTGCCTTGCGTCAAGCTCAGTGGGCGCGAAAAAGGCTGGCGGCGTTCACAAGTAGAGGCGCACATTGAACGCCTCGAGGCACGCAATGAAAACGGTTTGCCACCTTATGAGCAAACCAAAATCACTCAGTCAAAACCGCGCATCGAAGGGGTAGACCCCGACGTCGCTGCGCTTTTGAAGTAAAGGAGACTTATGTCAAAAGTAGGAAAGTCTGAACTCATCGACCTGATTGCCGAAGCCACAGGCGAAAGCAAGAAAACTGTCAAGAACGTGCTCGAGGCATTTACCCAAGGCATCGAAACCAGCCTCGCCGAAGGTAAAAGCGTATCAATCACAGGCTTCGGTACTTTTGAAAAGCGCCACCGTCAAGCAAGAGACGCGGTTAAGCCTGGTACCACCGAACGAATCAAAGTCCCTGCAAGCGACTACCCCGCGTTCAAAGCCGGCAAAAGCTTCAAAGACGCGGTGAACAAGTCACCGTTTTGATGTCTGGCTTGCATAGTCGGCAAGATGGCATCTTTGGGCTATCTGATAGCGAGACAGCCAAAGAGTTACGGGCGCTTCGTCATGAAGTTGCCCAACTCCGAGGCTTGGTAGAGGCGTTGTACGAACAGCGCCTTACTACCCCGTCTGATGCACTATCTGCTATCTCACAGCCCAACAGTGGCCGCGACAAAACACCTACCCCTGATGCAGACATGGATGCCTATCTCGAGCTTGGCAAACGCCTTAGTACGTTTCTTGAATCAGGCGCAGCCAGTCCAGAGGTGGTATTGCGCATCATCAACACCTCCCCCTTGTGGACGACACAAAAAGGCGAGCCGATGAAACCTATGACCAAAAGCACCCTACTGCGTTGCTCGAGGGGACGCCTAAACGATAAAGGTAACGGCATCATTCGCCCATTCTTATCACGCGCCAAAGTTGACATCGTGAACCGCATCTTGAATCAGCTCGAGGGACGCGATGCTTGACGCCCCACTGTTTACCGACAGCGCCCCACACACCACCTCGTGGCATGTGATTACGTGTTTGCTGGAAATTGCTGACTTGCATGGTCAAGCTGGTACGAAACCCATCGTAGAACTCGAGCCAACCTTTAACCATTTGCCCGAGAAGATGCGAGCAGCAGCCGTCGCCATGGTCAAAGGTGAAGCGGTAGAAGGCGACTTTAGTGAAGACGATCTGCGCCCCGAAGACGTACACGGTCATTACGAGGTCACTTTTCGCTACCCCTACAACAGCCAAGAGACCCATCTCACGCTTGATAGCAACCATCACCTAAGCGCTGAGCAAGATGCCATTATCTTTAACGCTTTGTGGTGGTGGGCGGTGTCGCGTGGTTGGGAGGTCAAAGTTACCTCTGGCAAACGCGACAAAGAAGGCAACATCTTAACTCAAATTGACGTCAAAGCAGAGGGTATCGCAAGTGCGTCAAATATGAGCGAAAAGACCACCGTGGAAAGCCTGTCGTATTCCCTTGCCCCGCAGTATGCCGCCAGTTTGCGGCGCTATCTCGAGAATCTCAAATTCAGTTTGGAGTGATGATGGAACAGCTTGCGTTGTTTGACGTGACCTTTAATGCGCCTTTGGAAGAAGAGTCCTACATGACCCCCGAAGAAGTGCGCACCATTCGGGAAAAACTCAACTACAGCCAGCACCAAGTAGCTGTCTTGCTCGACTGCCCCCGCGAACGCGTGGCGCTCTACGAAACAGGCAAAGCCAAGGTGACCCTTAGACATGCCGAGATTTTGGACGCTTGTGAGAAAGTGGCCGACAGCGGCAATTTACCTGCCCACGACCCCGAAGAAGACTGGAAAGCCGCACTAGGCTATCTCTTGATGGCAGCAGCGCAGCTCGAGCGGCAACGGCAATAAGAAAGGGCGTGTTCCTAGCACGCCCAAATCCCTTAGTGGAAAGGATTAACAATGACTGCAAGCAGTATAGCAAGTAAGTCAACTACTAACAGTAAGAACCAAGGGAGAAAGTTCATGCGTTCATTTATCTGCATACTGCCTGAGTTTAGGTTAGCTATTCATAATGGCGACGCCGTTCTTTTACTCGGTCAATTCTTATATCGGCGTCGTTTGAAAGGTGATAGTTTCACCTTCAACCAAGATGCCATCAAAACCCAGACGGGCTTAGGATATGACGCTCAACGTACCGCTCGAGGTTTACTTAAATCGCTTGGCATTCTCTCGGAATATCGCAAAGGTATCCCTTGCAAAACTCACTACACCATTCACATTGATGTATTGGCTGAGTTGCTCGAGCCACATCTTGACGATGCTTTAACGGTGCTTTTGGAACAATACGGCGTCACAGGTGAAGTGCAAAAAATGCCTTTCCCATCAGTAACAGACCATACCCCAGAACAAGAGTACGTAGAAACGCCAAAAAGCCCTTTCCTATCAGATATGGGACATGTCCCAGAACAAGGGATAGACCATAGCCAACGCCAGTACGTAGACCATACCCAACGGCAAGCTATCAGTACATGCCCCATGTCATATAAGGAAGAAGAACTTAATAAGAAGGTTAATAAGAAGGAGGAGGGCGAGCAGCCAAAAAGTGACGCCGCCTATATCCCATCATCCGAAGATCGCTTCGCCGAAGAAATGCGCCAACGTGCCAACGGCACCTACAGCTCCCCCTTCTCCCCCGAAAAATCCGAACAGCTTAACCACCTCCGGCAAACTATCGGCACGCAAAATGCTAGCTACCGCCAAGTCAAAGACAACTGGCAACGCTGGTACAGCGAGTTCTCCCGCGAGTTTATAGAGACCGCGTGGCAGCTTTCTAAAAGCGTTGCCAAACGCACTGGCAAAAAACGCCTGTGGACATTTATTGACCTCTTCGAAGATTTCGGACAGTACCCTCAACTCAAACAACACGTACGGATTGACGACAACTCGCTAAATGTTCCGCGCTTGCGTAATTTTTCACGAGCAGATGATCTATACAGCGAGGGTGAGCAAGTCCTGTTTGAGGGCAAGTTGTACACCATCATTGATGCAGATGAGGTTTTCCTCGAGCTAGAAGACGCTGACGGCAACTTTGCCCACAACATTTTTCCCAAGTGGGTGCAACCCGCACACGCGGCACTAGCGGGCGACTAAATTCATAGAAAAAGGCTAGGGATTGCGCCCCTAGCCAGAAAGGAACTAAGCTTATGACCGTAGCTCCAACGACAGCATACCGCTTACCACCACAAAATCTCGAGGCTGAACAGAGTGTGTTGGGTTCGATATTCCTTGATAATGACACGATTGAAGTTATTCGTGATGTGCTTTCCCCTGAAGATTTTTACTCTGAAAAGCACCGTGTGATTTATCGTGTAGCACTCGAGCTATACAACAATCTCGAGCCTGTTGACTTAGTGATGATGACCGACAAATTGCGCACCCTTGGCAATCTCGAACAAGTTGGTAGCATTTCTTACCTGATTGGTCTTGCTGACAGCGTGCCTACCGCCGCTTACGCGCAAAATTATGCTCGCATTGTCAAAGACAAGTCTCTGTTGCGTCAGTCCATCTCGACACTTGGGCAGCTTATGCAGCAAGGCTATGAAGCTGATAACGTGACGGCGTACTTTGAACAGCTCGAGCAAAAGACCTTCGCCCTTACTCAAAAACTACGCAGCCAAAACGCCTTCGTTCCTATCGGTGAGGCCGCCGAAGAAGTGCGTGAATACGTCAAGACCATGCAAGAGCAACCAGACGGTTTACCAGGTATCTCGAGCGGCTTACACGACGTTGACGCTAAGACAGGTGGCCTTGTTGGGGGGCAGTTGGCGATTCTTGCTGCCCGTCCTTCAATGGGTAAAACGGCATTAGCACTGTTGATGGCGCTCACGGCAGCCAAAGAAGGCTCGAGCTTAGTGTTTTCGCTCGAGATGTCAGCTCGAGAATTGGCTGGGCGTTGCATGAGCGTCATTGGTAGCATCGAAGCTGACAAGCTAAAAAAGCCTAAGACGATGCTTGGCGAGCGCGATGCCAAGTTGCTCGAGCACTCCATTGAAACAGTCACCCAACGTGGTGTGTACATCGATGACAGTGCTGAGCTTGATATCGCCACCTTACGCAGCCGCGCCCGCCAACAGTGCGCCAAATTGGGTAACGTGCGTTTAATTGTTTTAGATTACTTGCAAATTATGTCTATTGGTAACGGCAATCCCGTGCAGGAATACGGCAAGATCAGCCGCCAACTTAAAAATCTGTCGCGTGAGCTTCATGTGCCCATCTTGGCACTATCACAGTTAAGCCGAGCAGTTGAATCACGTCCCAACAAGCGGCCACAGTTGAGTGACCTGCGCGAATCAGGCGCGCTCGAGCAAGACGCTGACCTTGTGGCGTTTTTGTATCGAGATGAATACTACAACCCCGATGACCCAAGTGTGCGAGGGCTGGCGGAATTCATCATCGGCAAACAACGCAATGGCCCTGTTGGAACAGTTGACCTCTCGTGGAATGGTAAGCACACCCGCTTTGCTAGCCTTGCAAGGACGCCGCAATTATGACCACACAGACAAACCGTTTACAAGCTCGAGATACTACCCTCATGCCTAAACCAACTACGCGCCATGCCCGCCGCGAGCAACAACGCGATATGGGTAAAGCCATCAAACGCGCCAAACGCAAGATAGCGGCTGCTAAGCGCATCGTGGCAACGACGCCACTACCTATGCAGCAACAGTATCAGCACTTTCTAACCGTTCATGGCCGCCTGCCAAACCTCATTGTTGGTATCTCACAGCAGGATGAAGACGCAAGCGACACTGGCAAAGTGGTCAAGGCACTCTCGAGCATCCTCAACGTCCCTTACCGCCTCGCTACAGCCTGCGACAGCCTTAGCGAAGCCCTGCCAAGCCCAACTGAGCGCGTGATGTTCGTTGTACTCTCCGAAGCCAGTTTGCCCAAGCGAAGCGAATTACTCACGCCAGAGTGGGTGGGCCGTGTTGAGGTGTATGCCGACGCACTTTGTCCTGTGCGCTGGTATCCCGAGGTGACGCCATGAAAGCCAAGGCGTACAAGATTACTCATGATGGCTCGAGCTACCACGCTTGGCATCCCATCGACGCGGACTATGCCAACGAGATTGCTTTTGAGGGTGGTGGATGGTCGTGCGAGTACGCAGGGGAGGTTGATGTCAGTCGTGTGCGGGCTGAAATGTGGCGTCGTTATGCGCTTGAAGGTGTCAACGTCACTATGCAAGCTATGACCGCGCCACGTTGCTTACAGCCACTTTTCCACGCTTTGGTATTACGCCCAAACCCAACCGCCGAGGTCATCACGGCTCATGCGTCCTTGGAAGACCTGTTGCGTCACGAGCTGGTTCAGATTGACAACACAACCAGTGCCTAAGCATTCCCACGTCTACAAACAACGCAAACGCCACACCCTCGAGCAAACCGAGCAAATCTTGTTCTTCGAGTTGCTCGAGCCATACCTCACCACTTACTCGACGTGGCGCTACTGGCTTCACATCCCTAATGGGGAAGACCGCCACATCGCAGTGGCTGCCAAACTCAAGCAGATGGGTGCAAAAGCAGGTGTGGCTGATGTGCAGTATCCCATCCCACGGGGGCGGTATGTGGGGTGTTGGCTCGAGTTCAAACGCCCCGCCAACAAACTACTCGCAGAAGACCAGCCTGCCTATAAACGCCACGCCAAGGTGCGTGCAGGTAGCGATCAAGACGCATTCTTGCGCGACATGGTTGCCAACGGTCACTTTGTGCAGGTCGTTCATAAAGCCGAACAGGCTTTCAAGCTGGCTCTGATGTACGAAAAAGGGCAGTTGGATAATGCACCTGTTTATCCAGCGCCTTTGGAGGTTGCATGATTCTTACAGGTGTGCCGTACCAGCACAAATACACCAAACGCGTGTACGTTGCCGACGATGTAACAGCAGAAAGTGTGCATGTTCGGGCTTTCGGTAATGGTGGCATCACTTTTGAGATTGCCAAGCCTGCCTTTTTGCAAAACTTTGAACGTGTTCACGAAGCCCCGCCGCCCAAAGGCTGGGATGAAGAACTCTAGGGTCGCATGGTGACAATTTGGTTTTATCCCAAGCAGGTGTGTTTTGAATATCAATCAGCGACACTTATCGCCGCTCACCACGCAAAAGGTTACCGCGTCTTTACCCAATGCTTAGCGGGTCGTTTAGAGCCACCATTGCTTATTGATACCACCGCATCCCCGCCGTTTGTAGAAATTGCCACCATGCTCGAGGTAGCCAAGCAAAACGCGCTGCTGTATCAGCATCTCGAGCGTTGCCTGAGCTACGAAGACGCGTTACTAGGTTTTGCCACCCCACCCCTCGCAGACATATCAAGCTTGCGGCTGAAATACTGCGTTCCACGGCTACTAAATTTGCAACCCAGATTGGAGTTTTCATGATTCATATTCCAAACAAGCCCCTTGCCGAGGCTATGAGCATCATTACGCCTGCGGCCAAAGGCTCGAGTATCTCGCCGCTACACGTCAAAGCTGCTGGTGACGGTGTGTTGTTTCGCCTCTACGGTCAGTACGGTATTGCCCATAAGGTCAAAGCGGATGTTGAAGCACCGCTCGAGTTCTACGTCAACGTTCACACCTTTGGTGATGTCGTACGCGCTCTGGGCAAAGCGGGCGAACTGACCGCACTTTCGTTGGCCGATGACAACAGGCTCGAGCTATCGTGTGGCACATTCAAACCGCGTTTGTCGCTGCTTTCCGATGAATATGGCGCTGCCAATCAGCTTGTGGGTATGCCTGAGTTAGGGGCGCTCGAGTCGCACACCACTTTGCCAGATGACGCTGTGTTGGCAGCCATGAACGATGTACTTTATGCCAGTTCAGCGCAAGAGTACCAAGCCGTCTTTAGAGGCGTTTTGCTCGACCCGCAAGCGGATGGTGTGCGGGTTGTGGCTACGGATGGTTTTCGTATGGCGTACAAGGAACTAGCATTAGACACCACATTTCCCTACAAGGCTATCTTGAGCCGTGCGCTTGTTCCTGCCGTTGCCAAAACGTTTGCTGATGCCACTAGCATTAATGTGACGTTCGTTAGCAGCGGCGGTGACGTTGGTGTGCTTGACGTTACGCCAACTTTAAAGCGTCCTTCACAGGTTGTGTTTGCTACCGATAAGACGCTACTGATGGTCGAACTAATGGAAGGGTCATTTCCCGACTACGAGCGGGTGATTCCGGCTGATTTTGTGAGTGAGTTTGATGTTGCCGCTGATGACTTTGCCGATGTTACGAAGCGGGTGTTGTTGCTTTCTGATACCCACGCAAATAACCGAGTGGACTTAGGGTTGCTCGAGGGTGGCAACCTTACTCTCACGGCAGAGTCAAGCAGCGGTGAGGCGTCTGACGAAGCCGCAGTTGATGGTATGTCAGGTAACGCGGGTGCATGGGCATTTAACGGCTCATATCTCACCGACGCTTTACAGCAGTTTCGTGGTCAAAACGTGCGGGTTAAGTTTTCGGGTGCGACATCGCCAGCGCTGTTTCAACCTGAAGGTGAGCAGTCATTGGCAATGGTCGTGCCTCTGAGGACATCATGATTCACGAAATCACGCACAAACGCGCTGTTATAAAGACACTGAAGGCGGGCAAAGACGTTGCGTCTGCCTGGGATATGGCACGAGGCTATGCACGGCGTTTGGGGGCTGCTGAACCAACGTCACGTGATGAGGTGATTAGGTTGCTCGAGGATAATGTGGCATGGCTCGAGCAACAGATTAACAGCCCCACATGACATGGGCTGAATTTCTCGAGCTGTACAACGACTGGGTATCTGCTAGTGATTTGTTACCACCTGAAGAAGTGCTTGTTTTGACCGTAGGGATGGTTGACGGCAACGCTGAAACATATCGTGTCGCGTTCCGCCGAGGTGAATCGTGGTTTTTACAAGTATGTGGGCAAACGTTCAAAATTGTTACCGTTACACACTGGCGGGCGTTACCACAGCCGCCTGAGCAGATAGTTTTGGAGTAGTTTTCTGTTACAATCAATCCGCAACCGCTTTTCTCCAATCGACGGTTGCTTGGGCGCATATCTCAGGGGAAGCAAGCGTGAGCTTGTTTGAGAGTGCGTCCCTTTTTTGGGCTTGCACAGACACAAACATGCATACTCACATAATCTAAAAACATGGTAAACAAATATCCAGATATTACGATTGAGGCACTCGAGCAAGGCATTCAATATCTGCAAACACTAGACTTGCGGCATGTTGAAACTGACATCAAGCGCGACAAGGCCATATTCACAGATGACACGTTGCCGCGCTTTGAGATTCACACTGACCTCACGGGTGTTGTAGACGGTCAAGGGGTGGTAGAAAATGCCTGAAACCCAAACCGCTTTGCTTGAACCGCCTGTGGCTATTCCTACTGACCGCGTGACCTTCAGCCGCAAATCAGCCTTAACGGGTGCGCACTACGAGTTCACAGTTGTTGACGCCGCTGATGGCAAGGTTGAGGTTGTAGCGGTCACGCGTAACGGCCAACCTATTAAACAGATGACAGGTATAGTCAAGCCTAGCTTGCTGAAGGTGACAAAAGCCGCGTTGGGGTTCGATGGTTGAAAAAATAGGATTAAGTGCTGCGTGGGAGTTAATCGACATTTCCCCGTACTTACTCGAGTTTGATAGGGTGCTCGAGCACTTCAGCAAAACGCTTGGCCTCAAGTACATGTCCAATGCCCACTATCGCTACAGCCGCACAGCAGGCTTGTTTATCAGGTTCTCGATGTTGCCGTCGCTCGAGTTTCAAGTGTTCGTATTCCGCCACGTTGCCCATCATCACGACCACCTACGCACGTTCAACGTGTTTGCTAGTTCGTCCAACATGGCTACCCCCGAATATCTCGGAGACTATTCAGGTGCTACCGAGGTGGTGCAGCGGATTGGGTACAGGTTGATTGATATGGGCTTAGCGGCATAAAAAGCAGCCGCCCTTGCGAGCGGCGCACCCTGAAGCCTAAGCCGCAGGGGGGATAGTGGTAGCTTAGCTCGAGCTACCCCCCGTCAACAGTGTTTTGCCGTTCCCACAATTCCCCTGCAAGCGCGGCATATCCTGCTCTATCAACGTAGTCATCAATCTGTGGCCGTACCTGCCCCCGTCCTACCTTCATCAGTTCCATCAAATCTGCTGTTTCACTGTCAGACAAAGGTGCTGTTGGGTCAGGACGGTTTTGCAGATAGGCATTCCACAGTCGCCTAATACAGGCAAAAGACGTTTCAGGGTTGCCATGCTTGATGATGCCGCGCTCGAGGGCATGACTGGCTTTGGTAAGGATGGCAAAGCGGGTTTGTTTTGGCGCTTCGGTATCCTCATGTGGATTGTGCGTTGCAAACATCACGTGGTGTGCTGCCATGAGCTTCTCAGTCTCTATCCGAGCATCAGAAAATTCCTCATGGATTTTTGTGGTGTACACATATCCCTCAACGCCAATCGCGCCGTACCATTTGCCATTATCATTACGAACTATTTCAGCTACGCCACCAACGGTCTCGAGCGAAGGGCGATAACAACTTTCACTTTCAGGTAGCCATAGGCGCTTGGCTGCTGCGTCTGGGGTGTCAACAACAGGTGCGCCCTCTATTTCCAACCCTTCTTCAGTCCTATCCAAGAACGCTTTAGCGGTATCAATATCGATAGGTGTAGGTGGCTTAATAAACTGCTGCGCAAACGTATGCTTTGTAATGATGTCTCGAGTAGTTTGCCAGTTGCCTTGATACCAAAGCTGCGTATCACTGTCACATTCGTTTAAGTCATTGATAGTTTTAACGTAGTAAGACCTCATGAGTTGCTTAGCCTGATTTGCTACCTTGTTTATGCTAGGTATTTCTTCTGTTAACAAAGTCTCAGTTTCGCCAATCTTAACGCGCCCTTTCCATTGTAGTTTTTCGCCTTCCCCATAATCGACATAGCGTCCCCCGAGCACCACCTCATGCGTCGTGGGCAGTTTTGGTACAAAGGAGTTTGCGTCAACTTGTACCCAGTTCTCTAAAATCTTAGCCATCTCAGGTGCGCCCTCTATTTGCAACTCGAGCTTCACCAACAGCTTTTCAGTAGCAGATATGGCGTCAACGTCGGATTCATAAGGTTCGGTGTGCATGACCCGCTTTTCTCCATCCTCGAGCCACTCAAGACGTCCTTGCCAGTCACCCGAGGCAAGCTGAATGACTTTGCACTTGGCTACTGCGTCTGGGACGTCAAGCTCCCATTGCAAGCCGTCACTGTAGTTCATCGAATGCCATTTCATTAAAACGGCAAATCGTCTTCTGGGGGAAACTCTTCGTCAATGTCTAACTTGCGAGAAGGCGATGGCGGCGCGGGTCGGTTGCTGTCAGCCGGCTGCTGCGTCTGCCCATTTCCCCGCGTCAAAAACTCCACCCGACTGGCTTCGATGCGGTTTTGATAGCGTTTGTTGCCGTCCTTGTCATCCCAACTGTCGGTCACAAAGCGCCCAGCTATCAGCACAGGTGCGCCCTTTTTCAGTTCGCCACAGGCTTCAGCGAGGCTGCGCCACACTTGCGCATCAACAAAGTGCACGTTCTCTTGGTCATTGCCGCTGCGGTCTTTGTACGACTCGTTCACGGCAAGACTGAGGCGGGTGACCGCGTGCCCGTTGGGCGTGTAGCGCAGTTCGGCGTCTTTGGTCAGGTTGCCAATCACCAGCACGTTGTTGAGGGCGTTTTTGAGGCGAGGCTGCCCGCGTGCATCAGATAACACCGCATCATCGCCCCGCGTTCCTTCGGTGAGGGCTTGCACGCGCAGGGCTTTCAGGTTGAGGCTGCTTTTGCGCCGACCACTGGTCTTGTCTTCCCAACTGTTGTAGTTAAGACGGGCTTCCGCAAAGACGGGCATGCCGATGTCTAAAATGTCTGCGAGTATCTCGGCTTGTTTGGCAAATACGGTTACGCGGTGATACCAAGCAATGTCACGGGGTTTACCGTCATCGTCGATGATGCTGTCGCTGCCTGCCAGTTGGATGTCAAGGATGGCAAGACCGCTTGCGCTGTAGCGTAATTCGGGTTGTTGGGTGACCGTGCCGATGAGTTGAACGCTGTTGAATCCTCGAGCCATTAGTTGGTCTCACTTTCTGTTGAGTAGGGCTGCCAAACAGGAATACCGCTCCGCCTACACAAATCAATCATCATCGCTGTGCCGCGCCCACCCGGGAATGCTACACAGTAATCAGGCTTGAGTAACAACATGGCGCTGTTGCGTTTGTAGCCAGCCGCTTTGTTGTAGTGATTCCAAAGAGCGTCAACTCGAGCTGTATGAATGCCCTTTGATTGCGCCCATTGTGCTGCTTTGATGTCTGCGCCACTTGCACCGCCGTGAATGAGCATGTCGATATCATTGATTTGCTCGAGACATGAAACATCACCGTGGTAGCTGCGTCCCCCCGTAACCAAAACGACCATTACTTTGCCTCCATCTGAACAAGCTCAACCCGCAGTGGGGCTGTTTCTTGAACACAAGTCGTAAGAAAAAGCACCAATAACACAACAAGGGCAGCAGCTCTCCGTCTGCGTTTGTGGCTCATTGCGCCACCTCAAACCCAATCACGTGCACCACGGGATTGCTTTCCCACGAATACCCGCGCTTGGCGTTGATACTGTCCCAACGTTCAATCCACATTTCGCGCAACTTGCCTTCGTAAAACGTTGTTTCGTTAATTCCCACACCTTCAGCAACAATGTCTTCATCGGTGATGTCTTGTAAGTACTCGAGGCGATACTCAGTAATCCGCAAGGTAATCCGTGATTGCGCCTTGGGCATAAACATCGGTGACATTGTGCGCCAACCTGCCGGACGGCGGTCAAAAACAATACGCTTGACATCGCGGTAGTGGCGTTCTTTGACCCATAACAAATCGCCTGCTTCCCCGTAGGGGTTTTTGACAAACTCAGGTAGCGGGGCATATGCACCCTTGGCTACCCGTCGCGTTTGGGTTTTGTTGCCGGCGAGAATGGCGCGAACAGAGTGTTCATCAAAAATGATAGGGCGGCATTTCGTCATGATTTCTCCTCGAGCATATCCAAAGCCTTTTGAATCAATGCCACTGGTACGCATCCGTACAAATCGTCGCCCGCTCCGTAATTAGCAAACATCTTAGAAGCTACAACCTTTGCCCGTTCACCAATTGCCAAAACTTCCATTTCAAAATAGTGCTCAGCATTGGTGATGATTCTCGGCCAACATGCTGCGTATTGTGAACCTTGGATGCTTAAACCGCTAATTGCTTTAAACAACTCGGGGTCGTACGAGGTGCGCTCGAGGCGCTTTTGAAAAGGGAGGGCGGGCATCTAACCCACCAACCCGTCTATGTTGATACCGTGCTCCATAGCCCACTGTTTCACGACTTTGGTTTCGCAGTCAGTAAACGCTTTGCCCGTGAGGATTTTGCTCACAAGGGCTTTGTTGGCTGCGCTTTCGCGGCTTTTGCGCATCAACCATTGCGTACCGAAGCCAGCGCGAAGGGTCTCAGGAATGGGGCGCAAAGTCAAGCCAGATGCTTGCTCAATGGCATGCTCGAGCCTGTCACGCTCCACCGCGTAAAACGCAGGATTACCAACCTCCCAAGTAATTTGATTGGCACGTTTGTGGGCAATCTCGCGCAGTTTGGCAATAGTGGTTTCAGCAAAATCACCATCAAGGATGGCAGCGGCGGCGCTTTTGGGTTCAAAGCGAGCGCGAAAGCTGATTTGCGCGATAAGCCAAGCCTCGGTGAAAAGAGTGATTAAAGTGGTCATTGAGTCTCCAATCTAGCGAGGGAGGGGGAACTCCCTTAACTGAATTAAATATAGCATACTAGCTTGCTATAGTCAAGTAAAAACACGATGAAATAGGCGTAAATCCTATGCTTAATCTCAATATAAACAGGCTATTTAAGGTATAAAAATCCCCTCGAGCTGCGTGTGGTACTCGAGGGGGTGCTCGGGGTGTGGTCGGTCAAGCCACGTTAGGAGATGGGCATGAAAAAACCCAAGATTAGTTTAGTGGTGGGATGCCCCTAAAAGCTGTGTGTCTACTGGCAACTCTCGCATTCAGGGTCACCGATACGGCACGCCTTAGCGGGTGTAGTGACTACCTGCGAGTCAGCAAGATTAAGTTCGCCCCACTCATCGTCTTGAGGTGTGGGGGTGGGGTCAATGTTGGGTTGTGGCTCGAGCACGATAACGTCGTTCATAGTCCCTCCTTGGGTCTTTGATACCCCCGACTTCAGTCGGTTGTTTCAACATAGGTTGTTCAAGGCTTGAAGATATGTTATTATCTAAGGTGTGAAGTTGACCGCTAAAGTAAAGCTTTGCCCTAGTCCTGAACAGCATAAGTTGCTGCTTGAGACGTTGGAACGAGCTAACGCAGCGTGTAACTACATATCGGATGTGGCATGGCGTGAACGTGTGTGGCGTCAGTTTAGTCTGCACAAACTTACCTACTACGACACCAAAGACCGCTTTGACTTGTCTGCACAGATGGTTGTGCGCTGCGAGTCGAAGGTGGCAGACGCTTACAAGCTGGACAAAAAGACTAAGCGCACCTTTAAGCCTCACGGCGCTATTGCCTATGACAGCCGCATTCTTACGTGGAAGCAAGACGCACAAACGGTTAACATTTGGACACTTGAAGGTAGGCAAAAGATTGCTTACCAAGCTGGTGATAAACAGCAAGAGTTGCTTAAAAATCAGCAAGGTGAGTCTGATCTTGTTTACATCAAAGGCGTGTTTTACTTGCTTGCCACTTGTGATATTCCCGAGCCAACCCCTAGTGATGTTGAGGGTTACTTGGGTGTTGACTTGGGTATTGCCAACATTGCTGTAGATAGCCAAGGGACACACCACGGCGGCGCTAAAGTTAATGGCATTCGTGAGCGCAGACGCCGCCAGCGTAAACGCCTGCAAAAGAAGGGTACAAAGTCTGCTAAGCGTGTCTTGAAGCGCCTTAGCGGTAAAGAGAAACGATTCCAGCGTACTGAGAATCACCGCATTGCCAAAGCTATTGTCGAAAAGGCTAGAACGCACTCGCAAGGTATTGCCTTTGAACAACTCAAAGGGATTACAAAGCGAGTAAGGGTTAGGAAGCCTCAGAGGATTCGGCTGTATAGCTGGGCGGTTGCTGATTTGAGTGCCAAGATTGAGTACAAGGCTAAGCGGGCGGGTGTACCACTTGTATATGTTGACCCTGCCTATACCTCGCAAACCTGCCCCGAATGTGGGCATATCGCTAAAGCTAATCGCAAAACTAGGGATGTATTTGTGTGTGAGCATTGTTCTACCTCTGGGAGTGCTGACCACATCGCGGCTCGTAACATTTCAACACGGGCTGGGCAGTCTGTAAACCTGCTAAACGCGGTAGGACTTTAGTCCTAACTGCAAAGCTACCTACTTTAGTAGGTGGTCGTTTACAGAATTTACCTTTCGGAAAGTGGGTTTAAGGTTTCGGGGCGGATGTGGTACTGACCTCCTTTGGTGGAATGTTGGCGCTTTGGGGAGGCTTTGAGCGTCCCTTGGTTAGGAAGCTTGGACGTAAAGGGTTTTCTGGGCAGCCACTTGTCCAGTAGGGCTGATTTCGTACATACCTTCCTTATGGGTGCAGTAAGCATGTCCCTCGAGCCACCCTAATGCCCATGCACATAGCCGCTTATTCCCCCCTGTAATATCGGTGGCTTGGGAGGGAGTTAACTTTCCATGTTGCTCGAGGTGGCGTCAAAGTGTTGCTCGAGTGGGTATGAAGCTGCTAGCCGTTGACACTGTCTTCTACCGTTAATTGATTCGCTGGCTGCAAACTCTCGAGCATCCCAGGTGTAACAGTAGACTTCTCCACCTTCGACGCCGCCACCGTCCTAAGGTAATACGTCGTCTTGAGCCCCCGCTCATAGGCGTGCATGTACAAGTCATTCAAAAACTTCAGGCTGGTCTTGTTGTTGTACAAGTTCAAACTAATGGCTTGGTCAACCCACACTTGCCGCGCTGCGTTTACATCAATGACTTTGGTTTGGTCAAGGTTGAATGCTGTGGTGTATTTAGCTTTGATGTCTGCTGGAATCACGCTATCTGGTACCAGCGACAAATCCCCATCGACATGCTTCACCACATCAATCATGTGGTCATTCCACAAGTTGCGTGCTTTCATGTCTTCTACAAAGAACTCGTTAATCAGCGTGAATTCGCCCGATAGCGTCGAATAGACAAACAACACGCTGAAGTTGGGTTCAATCGACTGTGATGTCCCTGCGATATAGCTAATCGTTGCCGTGGGTGCAATCGCCATGGTGTTGCTATTTCGCATGCCTTGCTTGCCTACTTTGGCGCGTACTGAATCCCAAGGTAACGTTTCAATCACGTCATACGTCATGCCGCGAGCATCACACAAGTCACGGTAGGTATCCTGTGGCATCTTGCCCTGTGACCACGTCGAACCTTGATAAGTTTCGTATGCCCCACGCTCACCTGCTAAGTCACTGCTGGCATCAATGGCGTGATAAGCGATGAACTCGTAGACCTTACTCGCTAGTGCTACGGCTTCATCCGACTCGTAATGAACGCCACTCAGGTAAAACAGGTTCTGCCACCCCATGCCTCCTAAACCTACTGGACGATGTTTGAGGTTAGACTGTTCAGCTTCTTTGGTGGGGTAGAAATTGAGGTCGATAACGTTATCGAGCATGCGCATGGCGGTGTGGATGGAATCCTGAAGAGCTCTCCAGTCAAGCTCACCTGTGGTGGCGTCAAAGTGTTGCTCGAGGTTGAGTGACGCCAAGTTGCACACGGCGGTTTCACCGATGTTAGTTTTGATGCCTTGGTCGTACTTGCTAGGTTTGGTGTGTAAGGTGATTTCGGTACAAAGGTTACTAGAATGCACTACCCCTTCATGCTGATTGGTGTAGCGGATATTGCACGGGTC